CCCCGGACCCGGGCATCCCCGCCCGCCACGCCCGCCACTCGTCGAGCCGATCCTCGGCCCACCCGAGCACGTCGCCGACCGCGACGTCGGGCGCCGGGTGCGGGTGGTCGGAGCCGGGCGGGTAGCGGGTGAGCCATCCGGACGCGGTCGACTTGGTCACGCCGAGGGCGCGCGCCACGTCGCGTGTGCCGAGGTATCGCGGGGTTCCCGGGTATCTGTCTACGGTCGCCATGAACGTCATTCTGTCGCCTCCTGAACGTGCGTGTGGCCCCGGGCGGTCGCCCGGGGCCGTGGGTGGTGGCTACTCCGCGAGCAGGGCAGCGCGCACCCGCTCACCGAACGCGGTGAGGGCGGTCGCCTTGATGTCGGTCGTCAATCCCTTGGTGTGGGCGCCCTTCCGGGTCTGGTAGTGCCACGGGCCCGCGTCGATGTCGGCGACCAGGGCGCGCACCATCGGCGACATCCCGAGCGCCTCGACGTCGACGCCCGGCTCGGCGTCCTGATCGTCGTCCTCGGCGCCGTCGGCCGCGCACTCCTCGCAGGTGTCACGCGGCTGCTCGGCGTCGATGTGCTCGGCGCACAGCGCCCGGACCACGACCTCGGACGCGCCGTCGTCGGCCGCGACCGCCTCGGCCGCGAGCATGTCGGCGGTCGCCTTGGCGTCGACGGCCGCGATGCACAGTCCCTCCTCGAACACGCCCCACGGGCCACGCTCGGCGTGCATCGTCTCAATGTGCCGAACGGCCGCCCGCCGGACGCCCTCACGGTCCTCGCACACCAGGATCTCCGTCCAGGGGGCCCGCTTGTCTCCGCCACACGTGGCGCACTCGCCGCGGCGGCAGACGAACCCGTGCGTGCCCACACGGTCGCCGATGAGGGTCACGTCGTCCGGGATCGGTCCCTCAAGGGCGACCGGCGCGGCCGGGGCGACCGGGACGCCCACCGCGGCGGCCCATCGGTCGGCCGCACCAGCCGGGAGGTCCGCGCTGATCATCGCGCGGATGCCCTCGGCGTCGCGTGCGGCCTGCTCCTCCTCGGCCTTGACCGCGGCGGCGGCACGCTCGATCTCGGCGCGCTGTTCGGCGTGGGTGGCGTCGATGGCGTCCTCGACGGTGGTCTGACCGTTGAGCGTGTGGCTGTCGAAGAGCGGGAACTGACCGACCATGATGACCCCTAAACCTTGCGAACTCGATTGGTGAGGTTTCAGACACTACGCCTCCCCCAAAACCTTGTCAATTTAGTTCGCAATGTTTTTCCGGCCCCGGCACGCCACCGGGGCCGTTGCCATGTCCGGACCAGGCGCCCGGACCCCACCACGCCCAGGAGGCGACCACCCATGGACAACCCCAACCCGAACGGCCCCGCAGACGGCACCGGCATCGCCGCGACCGGCCAGGCCCCGGCCGCCGGCACCGGCACCGGCCAGCAGGCGCCGACGAACGGCCCCGCCGGGAACGGCCAGGGCTCCGGCCAGCAGCAGGGCCCGCAGAACGACGGCGGACAGCAGGCCCAGCAGCAGGCCGGCCAGGCGCCGCTCGGGCCCGACGGGCAGCCGCTCGACCCCGCCCGCCTACAGCGCCTCGTCGAGAACCTTCGTGAGGAGAACCGCCAGCTCAAGCAGCGCGGCGACCTGGGCGGCAACGGTGGCCAGCAGCAGGCCGCCGGACAGCAGCAGGGGCAGGGACAGGCGCCCGCCCCACAGCAGAACCAGCAGCAGCCCCAGCAGGGGCAGCAGCAGGCCGGGCAGGCGCCGGCCATCGACGAGGCCACCGCCACCCAGCTCCGCGACCAGGCCGCACAGCTCGCGGTCTTCAAGGCCGCCGGACGCCACAGCGGCGACCCCATCGCCCTCACCGACTCCATGTCCTTCATGCAGCAGGTCCGCGCCCTGGACCACACGGCCGACGACCACGAGTCGAAGGTCGCCGACCTGCTCAAGAAGCACCTGGAGAAGAACCCGCACCACCGCTCCGGCCAGGCGCCGGGCACCTCCCCGCGCGGCGGCTCCGACGGCACCGGCAGGCCCGGAGCCCCCAACCGCCCACAGGGTCTCGGGGGCGCACTCAGCGCCCACTACGCCAGCAAGTAAGAAGGAGGGCACTCGATGCCCGTCACCCTCGCGGAAGCGAAGAACAACACGCAGGACGCCGTGGACCTGGAGGTGATCGACGAGTTCCGCAAGGAATCCGTCATCCTCGACTCCCTGCTCTTCGACCCTGCGGTCAACCCGTCCGGCGGCGGCGCCACCCTGACCTACGGGTACCGGCGCCTGGTCACCCAGCCGACCGCGTCCACCCGCGCCATCAACTCGGAGTACACCCCGCAGAGCGTCACCACGCAGCGGTACACCACTGACCTCGCGGTCATGGGTGGATCGTTCGAGGTCGACCGGATCGTCGGTGAGATCGGCCCCGAGGCCAGCGGCGCCGTCGAGCTGAACATGCGACAGAAGATCAAGGCCACCCGCACCGAGTTCCAGGACCTGGTCGTGAACGGCGACACCGCCGTCGACGCCAACGGCTTCGACGGCCTCGACAAGGCCCTGACCGGCTCGACGACCGAGTTCCGTCCCGACCAGGTCACCGACTGGTCCGACCTGGACACCGACGCCTCGGTGAAGCACAAGGCGCTCGACGTCCTCGACGAGTTCCTGTCGTTGCTCGACGGCACGCCGACGATCATCCTCGGCAACGAGAAGGCGCTCGCGAAGGTGCGCGCGATCGTGCGCCGCACCGGCATGTACGTCCGCAACCCCGTCGACGGCCTGGTCAACCAGTTCGGCCGCCCCATCGTGCGGGAGGACTACGGCGGCGCGATGTTCGCCGACCCCGGCGACAAGGCCGGGTCGAACAGCCCGATCATCCCCATCGAGGACCGCACCGTGAACGCCGTCGCGGAGACCGGTCTGACCGACCTGTACGCGTACCGGGTCGCGATGGACGGGTTCCACGGCGTGTCCACCACCGGCGGTGTCCGCGTCCGCCAGTGGCCCCCGGACTTCACCTCGGCCGGCGCGGTCAAGCTCGGCGAGGTCGAGCTGGGGCCCGTGGCGGTCGCCCTGAAGTCGACCAAGGCCGCGGCCGTGCTCCGCAACGTGAAGGTGGTCTGACCATGACCCTGCACAAGATCACCGCTCCCGTGTCCGGATACACGGGCACCGTCGCCGGGGTCACCCTGGCGAACGGCACCGCCGAGACCGACAACGAGGCGGCGCTCTCCTACTTCCGGCGGCACGGGTACTCCGTGGAACCGGTCGAGGAGCCCGAGCCCGACGGCGGCCAGGGCGACGACGTGCCCCTGGTCGGCCCGCTGGCCCGGCCGGCCAAGTCCGCGTCCAAGGAGGCGTGGAAGGCCTTCGCCATCGCGTCCGGGATGTCCGAGGAGGACGCCGACAACACGACCCGCGACGCGCTGGCCGAGCACTACCACGAGCAGGGAGGCGACGCCTGATGCCGCTGTACGAGCGCCGCAAGAACGGCAAGGTGGTCGAGCGGGTCCAGACCGTGCCCCGGTCCTACGAAGACACCCGGATCGGGCTGATCATCGGCGACGGCGGGAAGATCGACGACCGGCCGGGCGAGTCCTGGCACGTGGTCGACGAGACCAAGCCCGCCCCCGCGGCCAAGCCCGAGGGCAACACCAGCGGGGGGTGAGTCGTGGCCAACTACGCCACCGTGACCGAACTCGACGAGTTCCTCGGCCACACCCCCGACGGCGCGGAGCGGATGCTCACCCGGGCCACCCGGCGCGTCCGCTCCGCACTCATGTCCGCCCGCTACGACCCCACCAACCAGACCATCATCGACGCCCTCCGGGAAGCCACGCTCGAACTCTGTGCGTGGTGGGACGACAACGGGATGGACGGCTCCGAGAGCGGGCCCGACGCGGACCCCGGCACGTGGACGTCGGTGTCCGCCGGGTCCATCGCGTTCGGCCGCGGGTCCGGTGGCTCCGGCGCCGGGGGGTCTTCGGAGTCGGCGACCGCCCGCACCGCAACCCGCGCGGGTCTACCGGAGCAGGCTTACCTCGTGCTCCAGCAGGCCGGGCTCACCGGTCACGGTCCGCGTACCGGCTACGTGGGGAGGTGGTGACGTGCCCGGCACGATCCCGGGGTGGATGCTGCGCCGCATGGGCTGGGACATCCAGGTAGAGCCGTACACGGGCGCTGGCGCGCACGGGCCCGTGTACGGGCCGCCCGTCGCCGTGCGGGCGCTCATGGACGCCAAGAGGCGCCGGATCCGCGACACCGAGGGCGACGAGGTGATCAGCGAGACGACCCTCAGGGTGCGGCTCGACGTCGCCGAGCACTTCGCCACCGGGTCCCGCGTCAGCCTCCCCGACGGCACCACTCCGACCGTGATCCGCGCGGACCGTCACGACGGCCGCCAGATGCCCGTACCCAGCCACCTGGAGGTGTCCCTCACATGAGCAGTGTGAACGTCCGCTTCAACGCGGGCAAGGCGATCGCCGCCGAGCGCGCGGGCGCCGAGAAGGGCCTCGGGATGGCCATGGAGCACCTTCTCGGAGAGTCGAGGAAGGAAGTCCCGCACGAGGAGGGGACGCTGGAGCGGACCGGCACCGCGGTGACCTCCGGCCTGGAGGGCGCCGTCTACTACGACGGCCCGTATGCCCGCCGCCAGCACGAGGAGCTGACCTGGCGGCACGACCCGGGCCGGAAGGCGAAGTATCTCGAAGACCCCGCCGTCGCCGAGGCCGACACCATGCTCGCCCTGGTGGGCGCGCAGGTGAGGCGGGCTCTCCGGTGACCGTCACCGAGGAGGTCTGCCTCCTCCTGCACGAGCTGGGCGTCGGCGTCTACGACCCCGACGGGCCCGGCGGCACCATCTACGGGGCCACCCTCCCCGACGCCCCCGACGTCGCCCTGGCCGTTGCCCTGTACGGCACCGGCGGGGACGCCTCCGCGGCCGAACCGATCGACCGCCAGCGCATCCAGGTCCGGGCCCGGGGCACCGCCACGGACTCCCGCACCGGCGAGGCGCTGTGCCAGACGGCGTATGACGCCCTCAACGGCCTCGGCTACCGGGCCATGCCGGGCGGGACATGGCTTCAACTCGCCTATGCGCACGGCGGCGGCCCCGGCTACATCGGCCGTGACCAGACCGGCCGCCACGAGTGGACAGCCGATCTCACGCTGGAGCTGGAGCGGCCGACCGCCAACCGGCCCGGCTACTGACACCACACCATCCCCGGCCCCGCCACGGTGGGGCCTCACGCATGTAAGGAGGTCCCACCATGGCAATTCACCAGGTCAATGCGAGGGACATCATCCTCGAAGTCTCGGACGGCGACCCGGTCACCCCGACCTGGGTCGAGGTCGGCGGCCTGCTCACCGTCACCCCCAACTACGGGGAGAACGAGGAGGCCGCCGACACGACCACCATGGACAGCGACGGCGCGTATGAGCAGGACATCATGCAGCGCGGCGCGGCCATGACGCTGGAGGGCCGCCTCCTGCGCGACACCGTCACAGGCGCGGGCGACCCCGGCCAGGCCCTCATCGAGGCCAACGCGGGCCAGGACAAGCTCGGCATCGACAGCCACGCCATGTACCGGTTCCGATACCCCGTCGACACCATGTGGAAGATCTGGGACGCCACCACCAGCGTCGGGGAGCAGGGCGGCGGCCACAACGACAAGACCGGGTTCGCCGCGACCCTCACCCGCTCCGGCCCCTCCACCACCGAGGCGGTCGCCTGATGGACGTCCAGGAGAGCCTCGACCGCGCCGCCGCCATCCAGGCCGAGCAGGACGCCGCCGACCGCGCGGCCGAGCAGGCCGCAGACGACCGGTCGTTCGACGAGTTCTGGGAGTCCATCGAGGACACCCCGGAGACCGAGGTCATCCGCGGCGTCGAGGTGCGCGTGCCGTCGCCGTCCACGGTCACCCTGCGGACGCAGACCCGCCTCCGCAGGCTCGACCTGGACACCGTCTCCGATGCTGATCTCACCGCCGCCATCAACGACCTGTTCGGCGACGACGCTTACCAGCGGTGGCACGACGCGGGCATGCAGATCCGCCAGCTCGGCGTGGTGCTGGTCTGGGGCCTGGCCAGAGCTGGCGGGAACAGCATTAGCTGGCCCGAGGCGTACCGGGCGGTGACCGAGGGAAAAGCGCCGGAGCGGCTGGCGAAGGCGCGGGCGCTGGCCGCCAAGACGGGCACCTCGACGCATGCATCCGGCGGCACTGGTCAGCGATCGAAGGGTGGGCGCTCGCGCGGGGGATCCCGCCGGCGGCGCTAGCCGACATGACCATCAGGCAGTTCTCCAGCTTCGTGCTGGCCATGCCGAGAGACACGGTCTTCTGGCGCCTGGTCGCTGAGACACCGCAGCGCGTCGAGGGCGCCGCTGCCCGCGACGTGCTCCGCAACCTATAAGCCCGCGCGCGCGTGCGCGCGAGGGCTCTGACGCATGACCTGAGGGGGTGAACCCCCTTGGCCATGAACGTGGGCGAGCTGGTCGCGACCCTCGACATCAACGACAAGGGGTACAGCCGCGGCCTGGTGACGGCAGTGGCCGAGGCCAGGACCGCAGCGAACCTGATCGAGCGCGGGCTCGACGTCGACGGGGCCGCGATCGGCACCAAGACGGGCGCGGAGATCACGACCGCGCTCAGGACAACGCTCGCCACCACCCGGGTTCTGGGGGAGGACGCCGGGCGGGACGCCGGGGACGGTATCGCGACCGGTGCCACCCGTGCTCTCCAGCAGGCCACCCCCGCCATGGGGGCGGCCGGTGAGCGCGCGGGGGAGGAGGTCGGCGACGGCATCACCCGCGGGGCGGACGGCAGGCTACGCGACGCCCGCGGCAAGTTCGTCAAGAGCGGTGAGGACGCCGGGGGCGGCTTCGAGACCGGTGTCCTCGGGGCCTTCCGCAAGGCGCTCCCCGGCATCGGCGGCGGCGGGTCAGGGCTCGGCGGAGCGGGCGCGTCCGGCGTCATGAAGGGCCTCGCGCCCCTGCTCGGCAACGTCTTCATCTTGGTGGGCGTGGCCGCGCTCGCCCTGTGGGCGCTGCCCGCCATCGGCGCCACCGTCGGCGTCGCCCTGGCGCTCGGCTTCGGCGGCGCGATCGCCGGAATCGGGTTCGCCGCGGCCGCCCAGGCGGAGCGGGTCCAGGACGCTTTCGGCGACCTGAGAGCCAACGTCGTCCGCGACCTGCGGTCGATGGCGGTCCCGCTCGAACAGACCCTCATCGACGTCGCGGGGGACCTCCAAAGCCTTTTCGATTCCCTTTCCCCGCATCTCGAAGACGCCTTCGCGGAAATGGCTCCGGCCCTTTCCGAATTCTCCAATCTCCTTTTCGGGGCATTCGAGGGCGCGGGCCCCGTAATCGATGACGCCACCGAAGCATTCAATGCACTCCTTGGGGCCCTCGGCCCGGATCTGGAGGACAGCCTAGGCGAAATATGGGACGCCCTGTCCGGGCTTTTCGGCACGATCTCCGAGAACCCGGAGCCCTTCGCGGGCATCATCACCGGCGCACTCGGGCTGGTCGCGAAGCTGATCATCCTTATTGATTGGCTTTCACAGGCTTATGTGTGGATCAACGACAACATCCCGGGCGGGATCCTCGGCCTCCTTTCGCCCCTGGGGATGCTCACGACCGCATTCGGGGACGCTGCCACAGAAAGCGGCGGTTTCCGCGATGCGATGATGGAAATGGGCCTCGCCCTCCTCACCGCGTGGGGATTCATCAAGGGAGGCGCAGAGGACCTGTGGGAGGCCCTACAGCCGATCCTCGACGACCTGTGGGAGGCCCTGGCCAGCAGCGACGTACTCGCCACCGTCCAGGAGTGGTGGAGTCAGCTATCCGAGATCTTCGCCCTCGGCGGCGAACTGATCGGCACCATTCTCTCCCTCGCCGCGCAGGCCCTGACTTTCATCTGGGAGAACTGGGGCGGCGACATCATCGCCTTCCTGGGCGGGCTGTGGACGATCCTTTCCGGAATGGTCACCGGTGGCCTGGAGGTCATCGAGGGCATCATCGAGACCATCCTCGGCGTCATCACCGGGGACTGGGAGCGGGCCTGGGAAGGCATCAAGAAAATTGGCCACGGAATTTGGACCGCCCTAAAGGGAATTGTCCTCGGCGCGATTGAAACGATATCGGCCGGACTCTCCGCCACCCTAAAGGGAATCCAATTGTGGTGGAATAAGGTCTGGGGGGATATCAGATCTACGGCTTCCTCGATTTGGTCAAATATCAAATCAACGGTATCCGAAGGAATTGAATCAGCGAAGTCCCGGGTGTCGTCAGGAATGGCGTCCATCCGGAGCGGAATCGCCTCGGCCTGGTCGGCAGTGAAAACGGCCACGTCGAATGCGTGGTCGGATTTGAAGGCTGCCGTGGCGAATGGCATCAAGGGCGCGATGACGACGGTCCGCAACACCGTCGCCAGTTGGCGAGGCATCGGCCGCGACATCGTGCAGGGCATCATCAACGGCGTCACGGGCAAAGCCAGCGCGCTGTACAGCTCGCTCCGCAACCTGGCCAGCAACGCGCTCAGCAGCGCGAAGAACGCCCTCGGCATCTCCAGCCCGAGCCGGGTCATGCGTGACCAGGTGGGCCGCTGGATCCCGGAGGGCATCGCGGCCGGGCTCGACCTCGGCCAGCGCAGGCTCAACCGCAAGGTGCGCCGGATGGCCGACGACCTGACCCTGTCCCTGTCCGACCCGCCCCCGGGCGCCGGCGCGGCCCCGCGTCGGCCGGGTGCCGAGGGTCTGGCCGAGCGCGACCGGGGCGCGGCCGTGTACATCGAGCACTTCCACGTCAAGGAACGCATGAGCCCTCACGAGGTAGGCGAGACCCTGTACGGGCTCGTCTCGGCCAGGAGGTGACCGTGGACCCGACCACGATCGAGTGGGCAGGCCTGACCATGGGCCTGCCCACCTGGCGCATCCAGCGCCTCGACGGCTGGGAGGACCTGCCCGGGATCGACTCCGGGGACGACCCGCGCCCGACCGAGCACGGGTCCTGGCCGGGCACGTCCTACGCCCAGGCCCGGGTGGTCACCGCCGAGGTGCTCGTGCGCGCCCGCTCGTCGGCCATCCTCGACCGGGTGCGGGACCTCCGCCGCGCCCTGGCCGTGGCTGAGGACGGCGCCCTGGACCCGCTCACCATCACGTTCCTCGGGGAGCGGCTCACCGCGGACGGCCGCGTGTCCCAGCGGATTATGCCGCTGGACAAGGCCGTCCGCCTCGGCCACCTGCGGGCGGTGGTCCAGTGGACGTGCCCGGACCCGCTCCGCTACGAGCCCGACCTCGTGCACGTCGTCGTCCCGCCCAGCCAGGTCCGGTCCGCGCCGCAACACGGCACGACCCGCACCCGGCCTGTGATCACGATCTACGGGCCGTGCACCGACCCCGCCGTCACCGTCACCGACCCCACCACCACCGGGCCGCCGCTCACCCTCGCGTTCACCGCGGCCCTGGCCGACGGCGAATCCCTGACGGTCGACTGCCAGACGGGCACCGCGACCTACGGCACGGGCGTCGACGCGTCCGACACGCTCGCCACCGGATCCGTGCCCATCGAGCTGTTCGCGATCCCGCCGGGCGTGCCGCTGGTGGAGCTGTCCGCGGCCACCTCATCCGGGGCCGCCCGCGCCCACGTGGTGTACCGCCACGCCTACCTCTGAACGGAGGCCCTTCGTGCCGACGTACCGGTACCAGTTCTGCGACCTCAGGACCGACCAGCACATCGTCGACCTGCCCCTGTCCGGGGTGCGCTACGGGCGGCAGATCTGCGGACCCGGCAGCTTCACCGCGACGTTGCCCATCCCCAACCGAACCATGGCCGACCAGGCCGCGAAGGTCGTGCCGCGCGAGCACGACGACATCAGCCGCGGCCCCGGGCGGACCATCTGCCACGTGTGGCGCGACGACGCCCTGTGGGGGTCCTACATCATCTGGGCCGCCCGCCCGCGCAGCTCGCGCGGCCGGATCAGCATCGAGTTCCGCGGCGCCACCCTGGAGTCGTGGATGCACAGGCGGTTCATCGCGCCGAGCCGGTCCTACTCCCAGGTCGACCAGCTCACCATCGCCCGCGACCTGGTGTACCGCACCCAGTACCTCACCGACGAGGTCGACAGCCCACGCACCCTGACCATCACCCTGGGCGGGCAGGCATCGTCCGGTGTGCTGCGTGATCGGAGCTACAGCGCCCAGAACCACGGCACGCTGGGGCGGCGTCTGGAGGAGCTGTCCGAGGTGATCAACGGGCCAGAGTGGATGATCAGGACCTACCCCGACGAGACCGGCAGGCGCGTGCGGGAGTACGTCGTCGCCCAGGTCCTCGGCACCGGCCGGGTGCACCGGTTCAGCCAGCCCGGCAACCTCCTCGACTGGGACTGGGACATCGACGCGTCCGACGCCGCGACGTACCACCACATCCGTGGGGGCAGGAACGAGAACGGGACCTTGATCACCACGGCCCGGGAATCCGACGCGTACTGGGACGCCGGGTGGCCGCGCCTGGACACCGTCCACGAGTACCCGACCTTGACCAGCCTCGCCACGGCCGGACAGTACGCGGACTGGTGGGTCACCCACCGGTCGGGGCCCACACGGGTCCTGTCCGCCACGGTCCGCCTCGGTGAGACCCCGACGCTCACCCCCGACCACCTCGGCGACCCGGCGCGGCTGATCATCGTCAACGACTGGTGGCCCCTCGGCCCGGACGGCGCGCCGACCTTCGATCGGATCCAGCGCGTCGTGGGCATGGAGGTCACCCCGCCGACCCGCGACGCCCCCGAGGAGGCACGGCTCATTTTCGAGGCGCCCCGGGCGGACGGGGCCGCCGCCGACGGGTACGGCGTGCCGGAATACCCGCCAGCCATCGAGGAGATGCTCGCCCGGCTGCCGGGGGACCTCCGCGAGATGCTGTCGGGGCTGAGGGCGTCATGACGACCCCGCCCGCGACCCCGCCGCCGCCGGACCCGTTCGCGTCCGTCGTCACCGCCCGGGACGTCTACGACGCGACCCGCGAGACACAGTCGGACGTGCGCCGCGCCCTCGACCGCCTGGACGCCCACGACCGCGAGCTGGCCGAGCTGGCGCGTGAGCAGGAGCGGCACCGCGCGGACGTCGCCGCCGAGCAGGAGAAGCAGAAAGCCGCAGTCGAGGCGGAGCAGGCCCTCATCCGGGCGCGGCTGGACGCGATCGACCGGTGGCGGTACGCGCTCCCGATCACGTCCATCTCCGCTGTGATGGCGGCCGCGGCCGCGATCATCACCGCGGCCCTGAGCCTGCTCGCCTGACCTGAATCCCATCCCGCCCCCGGTCCTCGCCGGGGGTTTTCCCATGCCTGAGGAGGCCCCTATGTCCTGGCGACTCGCTCGCTCCCTGGAGCAGCTCCGCAACGAGGTGAACGCCGCCGCCCCTCGCCGCTCGAAGCGCAGCGACGGCAGCATCGGCGACGCCGCGCACGCGCGCACCGCGTCCGACCACAACCCCAACGCCGCCGGTGTCGTCTGCGCGGTCGACCTCACCCACGACCCGTCGGCCGGCGCCGACATGCATCGGATCGCGGAGCAGATCCGCAAGTCCGGCCACCCGGCGCTCAAGTACATCATCTGGAACCGCCGCATCTGGAGCAAGGCGCGCGCGTCCGAGGGCTGGCGGTACTACGGCGGCTCGAACCCGCACTCCAGCCACATGCACGTGTCCGTGGGGGTCGGCTCCGACGGCCGGTCCACGGGCCCCTACGACAACACCGCCTCGTGGGGGGTCAGCTCCGCCCCGGCCCCGAAGCCCAAGCCGCCCCAGCCGGGCACGAAGGCTCCGAAGTTCCCTCTGCAGAGCGGCCACTGGTTCGGGCCGGAGAGCAGTGACCGGCGGAACCACTCCGGTTACTGGGCGGCCGACCGGCCCGGCATCCGCCAGATCCGGGACCGGCTCCGCGCGCGCGGCTGGTCCGTGGCCCGGGGCGATCGGTACGACGCCAAGCTCGCCGCCGTGATCCGGGCCTTCCAGAAGGAGAAGGGCCTCCGCGCCGACGGCCTCGTCGGCTCCGCCACCTGGCCGGTCCTGTGGACCGCCCCCATCACCTGAACAGGAGACCCATCACCATGCACGCATCCCCGCGCACCCGCGCGCTCATCCCTGAGAAGAAGGTCGTCGCCGCCACTGGGAGCGGCGCCGTCGCCCTGGTCGTGGTCTGGGTCGCCGCCCAGCTCGGCCTCGACATGCCCGAGCCCGTCGCGGCCGGGTTCGTCTACCTCGTCGCCCTGGCCGCCGCGTACCTGGCCCCGCACACCCGCCGGTCCGACCTCACCCCCGAGGAGTAGCGCATGGCCACCACCGCGCTCAACAACACGCTGTTCAACGCCATGCTCGACGCCGCGGCCGGGTCCGCGGTGTCCCTGTCCCTGCACAGCACCGACAACGGCGACACGCCCCCGGCCGCTGGCGCCGACGAGGTGTCCACCGCCCGCCAGACGGTCACCTGGAACCCCGCCAGCGGCGGCCTGGTCACCGTGTCCGGAGACGTCACCTGGGACGTGCCCGGGTCCACCACCGTGAACTGGTGCGGGTTCTGGACCGCCGGAGGAGCCTGGCTCGGCGCCATCAAGCTCAGCGCGCCGGAGCAGTTCGGCGCCCCGGGCCAGTACGTCGCCACCGTCGTCTCCCTCAACCAGGCCAACGCCGCATAGGAGGGCTCCGCCGTGGCGGTCATCTGGCGTAACACCTTCGACAACCCGGGCCTGGTCGCCTCCGACACCTTCACCCGCACCGTCGCCAGCGGGTGGGGGACCGCCGACACCGGACAGGGATGGGCACTCGCGGGGGGCACCAACTCCGAACGCCAGGTCTCCGGCGGCGTCGGATCCATCACCCTCCCCGCCGACCCCGCCAACATCCGAATCAACCGGCTGCCCGACACCGTGGTCGACGCCGAGGTGCTCCTCTCGATCACACCCGACCAGCTCGCCATCGGTGCGTCGTTCTTCCCCGGCATCCTGCTCCGGTACGTCGACGGGAGCAACTTCTACCGGTGCCGGTTCGAGTTCCGAGCCGACGGAACCGTTCACCTCCAGGTCGTCAACAGGTCCACCCTGATCATCGGGGGTGTCGACACCGGCCTGACCTACTCGGCCGGAACGAAGGTGTGGCTCCGCGCCAGGATCGACGGCCAGGTGGTGCGCGGCCGGGCGTGGATCGACGGCACCGCCGAGCCGGGCACGTGGACGATCGAGCGCACCATCACGACGAACACGATCGACGCGGGCCAGGTCGGTGTGACCGCGTCCGCGTCGGCGTCCATCACCAACGTGTCGCCGCGGTTCGACTTCGACGGGTTCGCCGCGACCGGCGAACACCAGGTCACCGTCGCCAACTCAGCCGCTCACGGTGACGCCCTCAGCTCCGTCGCGGGCATCGTCCGCTACTCGACCGAGTGGTCGGCCGCCGGCGCCGCATCCGTGCTGATCGGCGCCGACGAGTCGACCTCCTCCGCCGGCGTGGACCTTGGGGTGCCCTCCCAGGCGGCGTGGTCGCTGCGCGCCTACGTGTACGCGCCCCCGCTGGGGTACCAGCAGTGCTATGCCGACTGGGCATCGGGCCTCGCGTGGAATCTGGACCCGGAGTTCGGGGTCTTCGAGATCGGTGAGCAGGACGTGTCCGCGCACGCCGCCGCCCTGACCGACGTACCGCTCCGCATCGAGGTCGCCGTCACCGGCGGCACCGCAGAGTTCCGGGTGTGGTGGACCGACCCGCACAGCACCGGCCCTCCGGACTGGTCGCACTCCGGCCCGGACACCGGGTGGGGGCCGACGACCTACGTCCAGTTCGTCGGCAACGGGACGACGCCGGCCTACCTCGACGAGGTCGCCCTCGCCCAGGGCGAGTGGATCGGCCCCGCCATCATCCACGGCACCACCGAGGGGACGCTCGCGCTGTCCGGCACCGTGTCCGGGTACAAACGGGCCCTCGGCGCCGTCGAGGGCGACCTGGCCGCAGGGAGCGTGTTCGAGGGGGCGCCGCGCGCGTCCGCGCTCGGCCGCCTGTCCCTGTCCGGGGAGGTATCCGGCCATAGGACCGGCGCGGGCGAGGTGGCCGGCGGCCTGGTCCTGTCCGGGACCGTGTCCGGGCACAAGATCGTCTACGGCACCGTCGAGGGGTCCCTCGCGCTGTCCGGCGCCATCGTCCAGCTCGTCAACCCGGTGCCCGCTCTGTCCACGTCCGCGACACCCATCGGGCGCCTCGCGGCGACCGCGACCAGGAGGTGACCCGTGCCAGTCCACCAGAGTTTGCAGCTGTACGAACTCAACGACGAGGAGATCAGCCTCGCGATCGTGGAAGAGGACACGGGCACCGTCCACGACCTCACCGACGCGTCCCTGGAGCTGTTCATCAAGCCCAGCGCGGACACCCCCGATAGCGACCCGTCGGTGGTGATCCTGTCCAGCGTCGGCCCCGGCGCGCCCATCGACATCACGGACCCGCCGGGGGGTCTGGCGACCGCGTACATCGACCGCATCCTCCTCGGCACGCCGGGGGATCTGGTGTACCGGGTGGACGTCGTCCGGCCGGGTGCGCGCCGCACGTGCGTGTACGGGCCGCTGAGGGTCGTCAACCTGTGACAGCCCCGACGTAGCATCGCGCCCCTGCTCTCCCACACGGGAGGGCAGGGGCGCTTTTCGCGTGTCCGGGTGCGGCCACCGGCCCCGGCCGGGCACTCCGGGTGGGACCATGCCGGGCATGAGCGAGTACGTGACCGTGTCCCTGATCGGCGGCCCATGCGACGGCGGAACCCTGGAGGTGCCCGCTGGCGAGATGGCCGACCCGGAGCCGGGATTCGACTTCATTCCCGAGGACGGATCCGGCGCCCCGGATGGTCTGCCCCGGGTGCTGTACACCGCCGCCCCGGGCGGTCCGCCGGACGTCTGGCACTGGCGTGAGTGGACCTGCTGAGCACGCCCCGCCCACCGTGAGGTGAGCGGGGGCGCTTCGCCGTGCCCGGGATCAGCCGCGCGGCCCCGGGTGCCGCACCTGCGCGTCCCACACGTCCTGGTCCGCGCCCTCCCCCTCGACGACCTCGCCGAGGTGGTCCACGACCGTGTCGCGCGGGTCGGCCTCCTGGCCCGCGCCGCGGATGGACCGGAGCCGGTCGACCTGGTCCGGCCTCTGCCACACGTCCACGACGAGGACGTGGTGGATCCGGTCGCTGGGGCCGTCGTCGGTGTCCTGCATGGATATCCCCCCGTGGTGTCACGGTATCTGTGCGTAACGGATGGTGTCCGAAAGACGGGCCACCGGCCCTAGATCCGGTGGCCCATCCGCCCAGCTCACGCCGGGCTGTGCCGCACCCTCCCCCACAGAGGAGGCGGCGACCCGCGCCCCGGCTGGACGGCCCGGGGCGCGGGGGTCTACGTGGACGGCCGATGCGCCGTCCACAGCACCTGGCCTGGCCGGTCCATCCACACGGACTGACGGCCCGTGGAGCGGTCCAGGCTCAACCCGAACCGGGCGGCACCGGGCTCACCCTCCGCGCGCCACCAGGCCAGCCCCACCTCGAACTCCTCAGCCAGCCTCCGCGGCTTCCCGCCCTGCTCGATGCGCCCGTCCGCGTGGAAGCGGGCCCACGACCCGCACCGGGTGGACGCCACCCACACGTGCGGCTCGGTAGCGCCCGGCTCCATGCGCATGCCGTACCGCCAGTCCGGGACGAGCAGGGACAGCAGGAGCGCCATCTCGCCGCCGATGAAGGGCTCGCGCGGGTCGCCCTCGACGCGCTCAGTCCGGTCCGGGACCGCGTCCGGGTCGGGAGCAGGGCGGCCGGTGCGCTGCCCGCGCGCCCACATGAACGCCAGGCTGCCCTCGAACGGGCCCTCTCCGAGTCCCCGGCCGAAGCGCTCCAGGATCGCCAGGACCCCGCCCGGCGCCCCGGGCGTGGGCGCCCACGGGGTGACGACCAGGCCGCGCGGGCGGACCTGATCCAGCCACGCCCACGGGATACGCGCCACCTGGCACGTCGCGATGACCCTATGGACGGTGTCGGCGCGCAGGGGCGGGACCTCGCCGTCGCCGACGATCACCTCGGGCGCGTACCCCGCGACGTGCAGGGCCGTCCGGGCGACCGCGGCGATGTTCGGGTCGATCTCGACTGTGGCCACCTGCCGGGAGCCGAGCAGCTCGGCGAGGAGCGCGGCGTTCCAGCCGGTGCCCGTCCCGATTTCCAGTACCTTGTGGCCCGGCTCGATGCGGGCCGCGGTGAGCATGCGGGCCATCACGGACGGGGCGGAGCTGCTCGACGTCGGCAGGCCCATGCCGTCCTCGGCGCCGTCGTCGAGCTGGGTCGTCATCGCCTCGTCGGAGTACGCGGCGCGGAGCCACCCGTCGAAGTCGGCGGTGCGGTCGTAGCGGGTGCGGTCCTCGCCCCACATCACGTCGGGCAGGAACCGGTGCCGGGGCACCCGTGCGAACAGTTCCGCGATGTGGTCGGGGGTGCCGGTCGCGCGCAGGTGGTCGGCCAGGGCTCGGGCGAGGGGGGCATAGTCCATGCCCAGGGTCTTGCCCATCACTTGGTCCCCTTGCCCTTGCAGGCAGTGCAGGCCACCCACCGGCTGATGTTCTTCCCTGCGCTCTTTCCGTCGTTCGTCACCCACGCGCCGCCCTCGCCCTTGCATGCGCCGCACACGGCGGCGGTGGGCGTGGTGGGCGGCGGCACGGTCGGGCGG